CGATATGGCTGATGATTGGTGCATGTTGGGTTCTTTCAGATGTAGGAACTTAATCTTATCACCCTCTTGTATCAATTCGTATTTGTTGGATAGGTTGTTCTTATTGATGAGATGATTGTATAATATTGCACCCTTACAATGAATAGGAGCTCCCTTTGCGAATAGTCCATTAGAAGACGTGAACTTCTTGATACCATTCACACTTCTTGGATAGGCTATCTCTTCTGGTGGTAATTGCATAAACTCCTCACGAAAATTCTGTATGAAGGCGTTGAGTTCTTTCTCATTACCAGACATGATAATCTTTAACGCATCTTTAATCTTTTGTCTACAAGGAGCTGGTGTAGAGGACTTAACTGCCTCAATACCCATGATTTTGAGTTGTGGTTCTTTGTATCGTACACCCTCTACGTCATATGCATTGAGTATATAGCGTTTCTTGGCTGTCCAGATACCTTTGTTTGCGATTACCTCACGTTTCATAATCATTTTGTTGTCGTATGCGTTTATGTAACTAGCAAGCTCCGAATAACTCTTATCAATAAACGGTTCAATCTTATCTGTAGCGATTGTGTCCAAGAAATTGATGATTCTTGTAGTGTCTTGTTTGTCTCCAAACACTTTACTAACAAGTTTGTCAAATGTAATGTAAACCGAATCCGTATCCGAAGCAAGTACATAGTCATGTTTGTTCGTTCCCAACAGATTGTTAAGATATTTATTAAGAGCACGCTCAATCCAACGAATAGATAACTGCCCACTAGTAGTAATCGCTTCAGCAACCAATAAGTCGTAGTAACGAAACCATACGTTACCGATAGCACCATATGCACTATTAAGAGAAATCTTCTTAGCCATTTGGATGTTGTTATATTTTGATATATCTTTGAGTAGTTTTGGATCTTTAGTATTTTCATATTCTTGCTTTGCCTCCAGCATCTTACGTTTGAATGTCACTCTGTCATTGTACATGGTTTCCATAATCTCTGGTAGAAACCCCTTTGTATCCGTCTTAAACAATGCACCATTAGGTGTTAGTGTTACACCCCTGAGTATAGAGGTGTCTACTTTCTTATTAAGCAATTTATCCACCGTCATCTTCTTGACTTTCTCTTTACTGTAAAGAGTTTCTGGTGATATGTTGTATTGCATGATAAGATGGGGATACAATGAGTTCAAGTCAAATGACATCACCCAATTGTGCATACCCACGATAGGGTCTTTTACATAAGCACCCTCATACTTCTCAGCTTTAGAATGTCTTACCTTTTGTGGTATGACAATGTTCTTCTTACGAAGGTGATTGTATATAAGAATATCCCAATACTTCACCGAACCCAGTACATCTACATAGTTGACCTTTGCATCATAGGCCATAGTCAGGCAGAGTTCAATCAGTTTCATCTTATCTTCGAGTTTATCCACTAACTCCACGTCTGTTATATTATATTCTATAAATGATTGGAAGTCTTTTTGATACCATTCTCTGAATGTTTCATATGGATTTCCATCTTTCTTTTCACCTAACTCAGCAAATGCAATATGGTCTAATCTATAACTTTCTTGTCTTGTGTAAGTAAACTTACGATACAAATCAAGATAATCTAGGGCTGCAATACCTTGTATTTCATATATTTGGTGATCTCTACCCATACTGAAGACCTTCTTACTAAATACATTTTTCCAAGGCGATAGCCGTTTGACTTCCTTTTCTGCCCTATTTTTATCTTTATCATCTTTATATATTTCTTTAATACGATTGCAGATGTAAGGAATATCAAAGAATTCTGTATTCCACCCTGTGATAATGTCTGGATAATAGTCTTGCCAGAATACCAAAAACTTTTGAATAAGTTCTTTCTCAGTATCACATTCTACATAAGTCACGTCATCACGAGTGTTGTTGAATTTACCAACACCCCAAACTACAATCTTTTTAGTTTGATGATTTTTAATTGTAATGGAAATAAGAGGTTCTATTGCTTTATGTGGGTCTGGAAATCCATTCTCACATTCTGTTTCGATATCAATGGTAACAATAAGAATATTGTCTGTACCCCATTTAACAAAGTTTGGATACTGATCAGCAATGTAACTGTAAGCAAACATTGTGTTACCTTGTGCTAAGTCTGGTTGATCTGGATAACTTTCAATCCATGCCTTTGCTTCTTTGATAGAATTATATTGCATAGGTTTAGCATATCCACCCTTCAAAGTTTTGAATGGTGTTGGTTTGTTTACAGCTGCATATAGTGTAGGTTTATACTTTACTTTAGTATTAATTCTTTCACCATCTACGACTTCACGAACTAATAGATTATTACCCCATTGGGTTACGTTTGTGTAGAAATTCATAATATAAATGTACCATAATATAAAGGGATTGTCAAGTTAATTTTACTTCACTATCTGTTTCTATCCATACTCTAGCACCACATGATAAAGGTTTGTCAGGTCTATAGATTACTTTACTAGGCCCATATATTTCTACTTCATGTGCATACTGATTACTTTTACTAGTCTTAACTGTTAGTACAGGATTTCTTTCTCCTGTTTTATTATTCTTTCTTATTATATGCATGTTGACGTGTATGCGTTTTTTCATATCAACCCCAGCTCTAACTTACCAGCTTCTGAAATGTTATCATGACTCCATGCTGGTTCAAAGGTAACTTGCACGTCACATTCATCTACACCTTCTACTTTCAAGGCAGCTTCTTTAACCCATATAGGCATCTCTTGAGCAACAGGACACCATGCAGTAGTAAGTGTCATTAAAATATTACATTTAGTATTCTCAAAGGATATATCATATATCAATCCCAGCTCTATTATATCAAGGGATATCTCTGGGTCTCTTACGGTTTTGAGTTGTTCTATTACCTTTTCTTCCATTACTGAGTCCTTAGTGTGAAGTCTATGGCGATTCGTTTCTTGTCTGATAGGATATCGTCTGCTTTGTGTGGTGTTCTTGGGTCAAACAGAAGGAAATTGCATGGTTCTAAGGGAAATGTTTCCCCACCATGTGTAAATCCACCCCCATCTGTTGCACAATCCCAATCTGCGTTTAATACACCCAATAGTTTGACGATATTCTTAGTGTCTTTCAGAGCATCATTCTTATGGTCAGTATGAGTATTGTCTTTTCTGTGTCTATCTTTGATGGATATACCACATGCTAACACCTCTAGAAGAAACGCCTTTGGTTCTTTCTCATAGATATTTATCAGAAGACTCATGGCCATACCAGCCAATTGTGTATTACTGTTTTTTCCCCCAATAACATCAAGTTTGAGATGTTTTTCCTCAAATGTCGCACCAGCTGGGTATTTCATATGCCATTGATCACTCTGTTGTACTTGATACTTCATAAACTCCAGAAATAGTGGAGTACAACAATCTTTAATCGTCTTTATGATTGCCATATCTAAATTCCTTGTTTGAAGCAATTTCTAATTTGTCCATAATCTCTTTGGTGAAATATTTCTCTGGGTCATTTAATATAGACTTACCATACTGTTTTGTTCCGTCAGGCATCTCATATCGTGTGGATATTTTCTTGAATATATCATATTTCTCTGCAAGTTCAAGTAGTCCGTAGTATTTGTCTAATCCTTTGTCATAGGTTAATCGTACATCAACCATTTTATTCTCTATAGTCAATCTTGATTTGTGATTCTTACAATGCACGATATTACCGATAACCTCTGTTCCATCTTTCTCTTTCTTCTTAGAGAGGAAGATAATAGAGGAGGCTGCATATTTCAGTCCAGAACCACCACCCATCTCTTTCGTAGGGAACATACTTCCCATAGAGTCATAGGTATGATTGGTGACAACCATTGGAACTTTTGCCTTACCCAATTTCAGAGTCAACACACGAAACGCAGCCTTTAATACTTGAGCTCGTGTCATATCTCTTGTTTCTTTACCTTCTGCCGTATCTTCTACTTCTTTTGTCGTAGATAACATACCTAATGAGTCTAGACAGAGAAATAAAGGTCTACGAACATCTACATCTTGTTCTATATAACGATCTAACACCTTTAATGCTTGAGTACGAAACTCTTGAACAGTCGTAACTGGTGCAATCACCATACGTTCTGGATCAATACCTCTATCAGTAATCATGTTCTTGGTAATGGCACTTTCACTCTCGAAATATACAACACCAGAGTCAGGATTTGCATCAAGGAAGTTCTTCACAATCCCCATAAGAAAGTATGTTTTACCAGTTGCACTTTCTCCTGCTAATGCAGTAATCTTATTAGCAGGTAATCCACCATATATACTGCCAGAGAGTAGTGCATTGAATATAAAACTTCCAGTATCAATAAAAGATTCAACATCACCTGCTTCAACTCCATCTGACACCAGAGCTGCATACTCATTACCTGTGTGTTTTATTATATCTTTTAGAAAATCATTCATTCAATACTCCCATTATTTTTTACTCTCTCATTTACTTGTTTATCAATCAACCATTCCTCATAAGAAGAATAGTCATGTTTGTTATGGTCTATTATATAATCTAACTTAGACTCTACTCTATCTAGTCGGTCTAGTACTTCGTCTTGTCTTGGTGTTCGCATCAATGTATTCTCCTTTTTGTGTATCGTATCATATTTATTTTTAATCATTTAATGTTTCTCCCTTTGATGCTTCGTCTATTAATTGTTTTGTTGTATATGAAACATTGAAGGATATACTACGTCTTTCTCCTTGTCCATCTATGCTGCGAAATGGGTACACTTGATGAGGTTGCCCACCACTAAATATATAAAGTTCCCCTACCTTTGGATTGACATTACAGTTACTTACACAATAACGTCTATCTAGTCCAGCACTATTAGTAAAGACTAGTGAACCGTCATCTGTACGTTGCTTATTAGGACTTCTTGTGTCTTTCTTATCTTCCTTATATTCTGGTATCTTTAGATACAAAACACCTGATACTGCAGCTGGTAAATGGTAATGAATTGGATTGTATTCACCATCTTTTTGGGATACTGTCCACATACTGAGGAATTGTGGAAATATTTCTTCTCTTGGAAGATTCCATGATTTATCCCAACCGAACCCTTGTTTGAGTTGTGAGTATAACCATTCACGACTACAATTTAGTATAAAATTTGCTGTTACTGGTGCAATTTTGGAAACATCCACCTCTAATTCTTCTTCTACTTGCCCTACAAGACTTTCCCCATAACTTGGTGTATCTGAGTTATCTCGTAGTTTATCTGTATAGTCTATGAGTCCTTGTGTAATACTTTCTGGCATGTTAATTCTATATATGATATTCGACCACGGCTGTATTATCTCAATTTTTACTTCATTATCTTTCATACTATTCTTTCCTTTATGGTGCCGACTGTCGGTTTCGAACTGACCACCTGATGATTACAAATCAACTGCTCTACCAAATGAGCTAAGTCGGCGAAAATATGTCTATATAAAGAACAATAATCATAATTAAACTAATAACTGTTCCAGATACTAGCATATATCCAATATATTTAAGTGGCATGTATTCTTAATTTCCTTCTCTAAGTGCGTTCCAACTAAGTGTATCTATATGGTCTATTAATTTAACACTCATATACCACTCATAAGGTCAGCACATGCATATACACCAATACCACATACTGCAAGTACGATAAACATTTGTAGTTTTGTTGATACAGACCATTCATTCCAAATATTTCGAATTAATTTAAGGATTGCTTTCATAATTTTTCCACTTGTTGTTAATTGATATTAATGTTTGATATACCTTGATATAGTAATCAAAGCTCTTGGGATACATTTCTGGATTAGGTAAGTCTGGAAACATTTTTTTGA